GCGACGACAAATGGCAAATTCGCACTACAATCGGACCATCTCTGCGGCTTTCACGGCGTCAATCATTTCTCAGACCGGGGCCGCTGGCGTGATCGAAGTTTATACTGCGCCTCAGCCAGCTAATACCACGGTCGGAATCACGACGCAAACCAAGCTCGGAACCTGCACGCTTCCAAACCCATGCGGTACAGACTCAAGCGGCACGCTGACCTATGGGGCTATCGGGCAGGATGCTTCTGCTGACTATGACGGCGTAGCTGCTTGGGCAAGGGTCAAGGATTCTGTCGGAACGGTCGTCAAAGACCATGACATTACTGTCGTAGGCGGCGGCGGAGCGCTTCAAATGGTCAGCACCACGATTGTTGCTGGCGGGCCGATTGCTTTCACTTCGATGACAGAAACGCTGCCGTAAGCCTGAAATGGCCTACACGCCCCCGGCCTGGAATGCCGTTGATTTCACCGGCAGCGGCGCTGTCGTTTCACCGCCCGCATGGAACGAAGTTGATTTTATCACCCCTCCAGCTGCGCTGCTGCGCGGCCATGTTGTCGCGTCCGCCGACGTTTCAGGCAGCATCACGCACCAGTTCTTCCTACCCGCCAGCATCGTTGCGCAGCCGGATGTTTTCGGCGAGATGTGGAAGACGCACACCATATTTGGCGCTGTCGTTGCGCAGCCAGTCGTCAGCGGGGCGCTCGCCAGGGTGCATGCCCTATCCGGCGCAATCGTCGTTTCTCCGGTCGTCTCTGGCCGGCTCGATTTCGTCAATGTTTTGTCTGGCGATGTTGTTGCAAGCCCTGTTGTCAGCGGGCTCATGTATCGCCCTGGATACGAGATATTCGGCAGTGTCGTCGCCGCAACTTCTGTGAATGGTTTTTTGGCGCCAGGGCGTGCGATTTTCGGTGATGTTATTGCGAGCCCGGTTGTTTCTGGCGCGGCGTTCCGCCGGTTTCGGGCGTCTATCGACATTTCTATCATGCCTGTCGTTTCAGGCGTAGCAACTCATTCGCCGGGGATAAAGCCTGCTCGCGTTTCAGGGCGCGTCGTCGCCCGTCCGGTCGTTGAAGGAATAATCAGTGCCTAAGCAACGCAAAGCAAGCCTTGGCCCTTGGCCTCTCGGCATCGTCAATAGCAAGCGAGACTATGTTCTGCCTGCCGGCGCTTGCCTTGACGCGCTGAATGTCGATTTCACCGACGAGGGAAACGCGGTATCGCGGGCCGGGTACTCTGAGACGGTCGCTATCGACAACGGCGGCGGCCTGAGCAATCAGGGCGAGAAGGTCATGATTCGCAATGGCGCAGAGCTTGGCGTCATCACCGCCGTCAATCCGCTGGTCATCACTACGCTACGCACTGGCCTGGGCACTGATCCTGTCAGCTACGCAGAGCGCGGCGGTGAAGTGTGGTGGTCCAACGGCACAGCGTCAGGCCGCTGCAACGCCGACAACACGGATTCGCCCTGGACTGTGCCAGCGCCGCTCGATCTGGTGTCCGTGTTCTCTGGGGTTGGATCTTTGCCTACCGGAGATTACCGGGTGTGCATCACGCATTCGATGGCGGACGGCGAAGAAAGCCACGCCTCGACTATCGAGTCAATCACCCTTTCGACAACTGGAAGCATCGAACTGACGCTGCCGGCGGCGGCATCGGGAACGGATAACTTTGTCGTTTATTGCACATGGGGCGACGGAGAAGTACTACAGCGCGCTACAACGGTTTCTTCAGCGACGGCAAGCGTCAGCATCACCGACTTGCCAGAGGGCCGGCAGATACGCGATAGGGCATTTCTCAGGCCACTTCCTGCCGGGGATGCAATCGCCTTTCACAATGGCCGGCTGCTGTCGCTGAAGGGCGAATTCCTCTACTACTCCCGGCCCCACGACTACGGACTCCACAATCCGGCGCAAGATTTCATTCGCCTTGGGGCTACAGGTTCAATCGTTATCTCCGTCGAGTCTGGTGTATTCGTCGTTGCTGACCGGACATGGTTCTATTCAGGAACGGACATCGCAACAGCAGAGCCCATCGAGAAGCTGCCATTCGGCGCAGCTTCTGGCACGGCCTTCTATCATCCTGACACAACAAGCCAGGTCGCAGGATGGTACTCGGACGAGGGGATTGCGATCGGATCCGGGGATGGTTCAGTGACGCTTCCACAGCGAGAAAAAGGATTTATTGCGCCTGTGGCACAATCTGGCTCGGCATGGGTGCGCGAGCGTGACGGCATGACGCATGTGGTGATCAGTCTAGACGGCACGGCGGCCTACAGTAAGAAAGTCTCGCCAGATTTCACGACCGCACGCCAGCGATATGTCGATGACTCGACGACTCTTTGCATGAATCTCGCCAACGGGGCGACTTCTCGCTACTCGCATTGGCACTTCAATTCCTACGCAGTGATCGATGGCGACGAATACGGCATGGATTCCGTAGGAATGAGCCTGCTTGAAGGAAGCGACGACCTCGGCACGGATATTTTCTGCACTTTGGACTGTGGGCGCGTCGGCTTTGGGTCGCTGAACATCAAATCGCCAGAGTGCGTCTATGTGGCCGGAAAATCTTCGACTGCAATGGTAGTGGTTGTCGCTATGCCCGCAGGCCCAACGTATTCCTACCCAGCCAGGGCGTTCAGCGAAACGCCTTTAGTGGTCCGATTCGACGGGATGAGGGGGCTAATGAATGCTCGCCTTACGTGGTTCTCGACGGTGATCATCAACCAGGACGGCGGCAGCATGGAAGTGTCGGCAGTGCAGGTGCTTATCAACGAATCGACCAGGATG